CTTGAAGAATCCATTTCTCAACTACAACACCTGTTGGGTCTAACATTTCAAGTTCAATGTCTTTTTTGTATCCAGCAGCATATCCCATTCTACCTGTTACCGATTCCGCATGTAAACGGAACCATTCCATTAAAGCTTGAGAAGCTGAAGGACCAATTGGGTCTTTAAACGTCATTCTTATTTCATTCCATTCGAATCTACCTGCAACATAAGTTGAGGTATTCAAGAAAGGAATAGCAACTGAATTAATCTTTGCACTTGGTCTAGCTGCTGAAGTTACGTACCATTCGTTGATACCCAAAGATGATGGGAATCTAACGATAAATCTGTTAACTCTTTTCGGTTCGTAAGGAACCGGCATTTTCATTAGTAAATCTGCCATTTTGTATTTGTTAAATTTTTTTGTTATTTTATACTTCTTATAAATATATCTGAAATAGAAATAAATTTATTTTCAGGTAAAACTTGATTTTATCAATTATTTTTCGTAGTTTTTTACAAATTCCTCCAGTATCCAGTTCCAGTATAAATAATATTTCTAGTAATTTTTTATTATATAATATAAATACTAGTATATCTAGTTCTAGTATACTGGGCAATAAAAAAATAAAATTGTTATATTTTATATGTTCTACATGGAACATATAAAAAAAAGGACTGTATCTCTACAATCCTTTTCTTTTTCATTCCTATTAAAGATTAAATATTCTCAAATGAAGCTCCTGTTGGAGTAATTACGAACTCTAAATCAATAAATTCAAGAGAACGAGTTGGTTTCACGTAGATTTTACCTCTAAGTGTGTTTGCGTCAATGTCTTCAGGGTCGTTAGAAACTGTAACTTTAAACTCATTTAAACCTCTCTCTTTCTTGATAGATTCAAGAATTGGGTTAACCAATCTTAAGAATTCTTGTCTTACTTGGTCATCATTTTGTTCAAATAATAATCTTACCGCTACTGCTGAAATTAATTTTCTTGCTCTTAATAATAATCTTCTTACGTTGATTCTATCAAGTGCCGATTCTCTAACTTGTAACGTTTTGTTACCCCAGATAATTGTACCTGTATCAGAGAAAGTTGCGATTGGGTTGATTCTATTTTTATAAAGTTCATCTCTTTCATCAAGAGTTAATTTCTTTTTAGCTTTGATTGCATTTACCAAACCTCTTGAGTAACCCGCCACTGCGAACCATGGGTAAGAAACATTGTCAGTCAATGCGATGTTTTTCAATACTTCACCTGTTGGTGGAATATATAATTGAGTTGCATTATCTGTATCTCTAACTTGAATCCAAGGCCAATAAGTTGCCGAATAGTTAGTATCTAATGATACCGTATCTAAACTGTTTACAACATCATCTGCAGTATCTGAGTTAGGTGCTCCAATGATATATAATGAATCCGCTCTATCGTTCTCAACCATATCAATTGCTTGTGAAGTTAATGAACTATGGTCCATAAAGTTAATACCTGGTGTTGCGAATACGTTAATATCAATTGCTTCAGGGTTAGCAAATGTAGTAATACCTTGTAAATAAGCATAATAATCAGAATTTCCTACTGTATTACTAAACAAACCACTTGTATTATATGTTGGTTTACCGAAGATATACCCATCACCGTATGTTTTTACACTTCTGTAGATATCGAAACCATCAAAACCACCACCAACTGCAAATGTAAATTTACGGAAATTAATATTATCCAATTTACCTTTATTAACACCTTCTAAATCGTAAGGTGTTGTTTTATAAATATTAACACTATTATCATCTAATATTGAATTAGCATTAACTGATAAGTGGAAACCGAATGTGTTCAATGTTGCTCCAGTTCCTTTAAATTTAAATACGTCAGCATCGAATTGGGAACCAACTTGACTTGAAAGACCTAAAGATACTTTCTTAACTTTATCTCCGTTTGTTAAAACAGGTGTACCGTCAGCGTCGTAGTAAATCGTATCTCCCGCATCCAAGTATTCAGTTTTGAAAACTAAACTACCTAAAGTTGTTGAACCTGATAATTGAGAACCAATGAATCCTTTGAAACCAGCAGGAAACGCATCTGTTGGGGCGTTATCCGCTAAGTTTAACATAATGTATTTTGAATTCAATTGGAATTCACCGTCAGCCGTACCAATTTTTCTTGCCACATAACCCGGTAAATCTGGATTCATTGTACATCTTGAATATTTTTCAAGAATTACTTGATTTTCATCTGTATCGTTAAAATCTCTTACTAAAATATCAAATTCGTTAGTGTCGATATTAATATTTTGAATCATAAGTTTTACTTGAGTATTAGCGGCGTTACCATCTGAAATTGTAATAACTTCAAATAAATCAGACACTGAACCACCTCGTACTTCAGATACTACCATTGGAGATAATGTTGTGTCCCAACCTTTTTTAAAGTTGTCACCTTCATTATTATAAACTGGTGTTAAACTTAAACCTCTAATTGCTCCACTTTTAAATGATGACGAAACTAAATTAGGATATACTTCATGTGCATAAACAGGATATTCTGTATAACCCTTATCATAAACATCAGAACCTAATACTTTGTTAATATATTTTGTAGAGGTTGAGTCTAATGAACATGTAAATTCTTTTGCTCCACCTGTAGCACCTGTAACTGAAATTACAAACTCACCCATTGGGTTTGTTTCAATACCCGTTACATCTCTTAAACTAAAACTTGTATTACCCGTTACTTCAAGCAATAAATTTTCAGCTTGATAATGTCCTCTTGGTCTTAATGCGGCAACTACAACGTCAGAATAATCTGTGTTAAGTGATGCGTTATATTTAAATCGTGTTGTACTAAATGATGTTGTACCTGTAGAGTAAACAAACAAATATGAATAAACACCATCAATTGACGCGTCGGTTGCACCTGTTTTATGAAAGAAGGTATTGTACCATTCTTTTCCATTATTTGTTTCTGAAGAAACTTTACCACTAAATGGTGAAACTAATTCAGTACCAGTTAAACCACTTGTTGCAGATGATGGGACAATCCCAATTGCGAACCAATCATTATTTGAATATGTACCAGATACAATACTGTCAGGTATAGTTAATCCGTCAGATGCAGTTTTACCTGTTAAATCTGAGTAGAATGTACTTCCTGTTATTGTTGTAGATGAAGTTGGATTGGTAGTACCTGTAGTTGTTGTTGGTGTAGAAACTAAGTCTACGTTAACACCACCTAAAGTTTTAATACCGAATGTTTTCACTGGTCTATATCCTGTAAGTCCAAGTACTCTTGTTACGAATAGTTGATTTGACTCTTGAAGATATGATTTAGCCACGTATGCTAATTCATATTTTGGGTTATTTGCACCGTCCTTTTCAGGTGATGTACCTCCAAAATATGTTTTGAATTCGTCAAAATTTGAAATTAAAATTGGTTCGAAAGCGGGACCCTTTAGCGTCTCACCAACTAAACCTAATGTTGTAACTCCAACACTTTGAGCTACGAATGTTAGATCCTTCTCTGATGTGTAGACACCTGGAGAAACGAATACTCTGTTTGAATTTGCCATCGATTGTTGTTTGGTTAATTATTTTATTACTTATTTTATAAATATCTTTGTTTTTAGCAAAGATTTCCGTACATTTCCTAAAAAAGATAGTATTTTATCCTTTTGTATCTTTTTTTATCTTTATATATGGAAAATAAAAGTAAAAACGTGAAAATCAGTGAAAAACATCATGAGATGTTAAAAACTCATTGTGAAAAAAATGGATTAAAAATTTATAAAGTTTTGGAAAAATTTATAGAAGAACTCACAAAACCTAAAAAAAAGGATTTATATGGTGAAGATTAATACAAATAGATTACATTAATAGTGGACCCAATTGCCGGAAACCCTAATAATGTAAATTGTCGTCTTCCCGAAATTTCATAACCCTCAGTTTCAATTTCAATCAAACCATTCACGTCAAGAGAAACTATATTGTCGAGTTCGTTAATCGTTGTAAAAACAACGGGTCCTCCATTATAAATAAATCTTTCTCTTGCAATCTGAAGAACCTTTCCATAGTTATCAACAATTGAACTTGTTTTACCTTTATAATATGAAATTGTAACCACACTTCCATCTGGTAATGGTGAGTTAAAAGTAACTTTTGATGTATATGCCACATGAAAATAATCAACATCTTTTGTTACAACTTGACCGTTAACTGAAACACTAAATAATACACCTATTATTTCTCCAACACTAAACATAGTTTGATTATTTTCAGAAACAAATGTTGAAATTGTCACATCTACGTTTCTATTAACATATTTCTTTACAAAATTATTATCCTTAATAAATTCGTTCATTAAAAAAAATCTACTTACTGCGGGTTTAACCTCAAATTCTTCAGAATCAATAAGAAACCCTAATAATGTAAATTTATAATTTTGACTATAAAATCTACGACCATCAATAGTATCAATAGGACTATTATCGTCAATTGAATCTAATACAATTGGAATATAGTGTCCCTTTACCATTGTATAATCTTGTCTCGATGAGAAATTTTGTAATACTTTTTTATTGAAACGATTTAAATCCCTAAACTTATTACATATAATCGTCACATCGTAACTAATGTCTACAGGTACGGGTTGAGGTATTTTGTATATGTCCGCACCCATTTGAGTTCCGTTCCATGTTGGTACAGAAGCATAAAAGAATTGGTGTCTATCAGGGACTGTTCTTTGTATTGATGGGTTTGTTCCCGGTTGTACGTCAGGTTTTCTTATTACAGCAATAAACGGTAACTGCATATTTCCATCGTCGTCGACAAATTCCCAATTATTTGAAAACTCTCCCCATCTTTGGATGGTTAGTATTTTATTAATCACAGGGATGGTTTTACCCTCACTGACTACTTTAAAATTATTTTTAACATAATCCAATAATCCCATATCCAAATCATCGTGTAAGATTGAATCTGGTAAATTTGTATCAGATTTTGTTATTTTATCTAATAACTCTTGTCTTCTTTCAGTTAAATCTTTCTCAAGATAAACTGATATATTGTTTTTTCTTTTAGGTATTCCCATTTTTATACTCCTCTAAATTCTGCGTCTTGTATTGGTGCACAAGTTATTGATCTATAATATGGTTTATATCCAAACATATTATGTTTATTGTCAGAGGTAACTTTACCGTCATTTGTTACCGTGTAAAATCTTGTTTTTGTTTCAGATTCGGGATATCCAATATAATCACCGTATCGAATGTCAATTTTTAATTCTTCTAAATGTTTTATGTAAACCGATAAAACCATATTACCCGGTTCATTATAACGAAGTATCCCTCCTTTATATGAATTATTCTTAGGTTCTTCAATTTTAACCAAACCATTAAATTCAATAGGTGGAAAATATTTAATCGCATCCGAACCTACTTCAGCATAAACCGAATCAATATCCGTTTTCTGTCTATCAACTCGATATAAAACAAGTTTCATATTTAAATCCCCATGAAGGTACTCCTGACCAATTTGAATATTTAAGTCAAAGTCATCTTGTGAAAGGAATTTTGATAATCTGGTTATTGGTAATTTATTGTCCATATCCTAATAAATAGTTTAATCTTACATTCTAATTATTTATATTTTAATATGGAAACAAAAATCCCTGAAATAGAGGCTAGAAATATATTATCAACGTATGAGGGGTCTAATAATCAATTATTAGATTGGAAGAGGAAATTTGTTGAGGTTAAGAATTTTAAACTTACAAGACCACAAGCAGAATACGTACAGAAATACCATCAAGTAACCCCAAAGGTTGCACGTAAACATATTACGATAGTTAATACTTTTGGCGAAAAAATAATGGAAGATAGATTATTACCTAATGTTCCTGAAAAATTATGGTGTGAAAAATTACTTTGTGAATCGGATAAGGCGTATCATATTTGGGGTAAAGTATTAGATAGTGAACAAAATTATGCAATGTGGTTACCTAAGGCTGCCATTTTACAAGAAGAAAAGAAATTAAATCGTATTGTTGACTATTCACCATATGATAGTAGACCACCAATGGATCATCAGAAGGTCGCCATTGAGAAGTTATTGGCCAATGATAAGTTTATTCTCGCTGATGATATGGGTCTCGGAAAAACGACGGCAGCGGTCATTGCATCTATGGAGTCAGGTGCTAAGAAAGTTCTTATTGTTTGTCCCGCATCTTTAAAAATTAACTGGCAAAGAGAAATTGGAAATTATAGTGATAAAAGAGTATTAATTGTGGAAGGTCGTAAATGGGGTTCAACATTTGATTATTACATTATAAATTACGATATAATAAAAAATTACCACACTACTGAAAATAATGAAGATAGTGATGATTATAAATTATTAGTTAACGCAAAATTTGATTTGGCGATTGTCGATGAGGCTCATTATATCTCAAACACAACCGCCAATAGAACAAAACTGTTAAATGACGTTCTTGACCAAATTCCAAAGGTTTGGTTATTGACGGGAACACCTATGACATCGAGACCAATTAATTATTTTAATCTTTTAAAAATTGTGGACTCACCGTTAACTTTGAATTGGCAAAGTTATGTACGTAGATATTGTGCGGGTTACCAATTTAAGGTTGGTGCAAGAAGAGTGTGGAATACAAGTGGTGCAAGTAACTTAGATGAACTTCGTGAAAGAACAAAAAATCTTGTTTTACGAAGAATGAAAACTGATATTCTTGATTTACCCGAAAAAATTATCACACCCGTTTTTGTTGAATTGACAAGTAAAATGTACGATGAGGAATTAGAAGATTTTACTCGTATAACCAATGATAAGAAAAACGACGAAACAATTACCGTTACAATAAATCGTTTGATGAAAATTAGACAACTTATTGCTTACGAAAAAATACCGTACACTTGTGAATTGATTGACAAATTTGTCGAACAAGGTAAAAAGGTTATTGTTTTGACGAACTTTACAATGTCGTTAGATATGTTACATGAGAAATATAAAAAGATTTCCGTAACACTTGATGGTCGTATGTCCAAAGAAAGAAAACAAGAGAACGTTGATAGATTTCAGAATGAAGATAAAATTAAAGTATTCATTGGAAACATTAAAGCGGCCGGTGTTGGTATTACATTAACGGCAGCTGAAGTTGTTATTATGAACGACTTATCTTTTGTTCCTGCGGATCACGCTCAAGGTGAAGATAGGGCTTATAGATATGGGCAAAAGAATACCGTTCTTGTTTATTACCCTGTATTCGAAAATACTGTTGAGAAGATAATCTACAATATTTTACAAAAGAAAAAAGGTATTATTGACCAAGTTATGGGTGACGGTGAATATTCGGAATCTTTCAGTAAAGACTTATTGAAACAACTCCTTTAATTCTTTAATTTTAGAATCTAATAGAGGCCCCAATTCATTATCTTCCGTGTCAACAATATTAACAATTATTGTTTTTTCAGGTTCGTCGATTTTTTCGATGAAATTTTTATTACCTTCTTTTTGATAAACAAAAACTAAATGGTTTATACCACAAATTCTCATTAATTCATTTAATTTTTCAGTCATATTAATATTTTAAGTCTAAATGTAATAAGTCCTCACTAAAAAAGACGACACCCATACCTTTATAAAAATTTATTTTAGAATAATCGGTTCTGAAAACCATAATTCTTTGTCTTCCACAAACAAAAACAAAATAATTACATTTTGAGGATTCACTAACCGATGCCTTTATTTCATATCCTCCAGAAACTTTCACTATGTCACACGTACCTTTAACCTGGTGAGTTTTATTTCCTAAGTTAGTGTGAGTTGTCCAAACGTCAATACCCTCAATCATATCAGCCGAATTACCACTACCGTCAGTTGCAACGATATTAGTAATATCATTGAAAAAATCGTTAATGTGTTCTATATAAAATTCCTGTCTTTCATCTCCTCTTTTCATTCTATCTCTACATATGGACACCAAAGTGTCATGTATTTGATTTCCTGATAAGAAAATTTTATTTTTATTATGTCTTATAATTAACAATAACTTTCTAACCTTATCTTTAGAAACTTCTTTTTCTAAATGATAATTTTCATCAAATTGAAATTGATTTTTATATGACAATACCTCACCATCAATTGTAATCTCCTCTAAACCTAATTTTCGATATTGTTGTAATAAAAAATTATTACATCTATTAAATAAAACAACGTGACAACTGTAGTTCGTGTCAACTTGATTTAATGGACTCCATTTACCGTCAATCACAACACCAAAGTGACCTTTTTTCGCTTGGGGGTGTGGATTTTGTAACCAACAACCTAAAGGTTCGTACAATTCCTTTAAAATGTCATTTATCTCTTTTCTTATATAAAGTTTAATGTAATTGTCATTTGTAAATGAGTTTACAACGTCTTCATTAACTAACACCAAAAGAGGGTCCTTTTTTTCTAAAACAGAAGAACAAATGGACACTTTTTTAGATTTAGCCATTTCAGAATATGACCAATATGTTAGTGATTGGTTAATTGAATCACAATGGTCAGGATTAGCAGGACTTGATGTCGACACTCAATC